CACGGCGCAGCAGGCCATCACGAACTTGCTGCAGGGAGTGGCGGAGCGCGCCGGCGGCATCTTGCTGGCGACGAGCCGGGACGGGGTCGTGCCGGTGGAGGCGCTGGAGGATGTACGGCGGCGGGTGCGTGAGGCGACTGAGCCGGAGTTCGTGGTTCGCGAGCTTGTCACTGGCAACGTTGCCAGTGAGGAACGTGAGCACCTGGAGGACCTGATCGCTCGGGCGCAACAAGACGGCTCGGTGCGAGCCAGGGCACGAGCGCGGATGCTGGGAGCTCGCCTGGCGCTGCTGACCCAGGGGGTGGCGCTGGTGTCGGTGCGCAATGGGCGCGGCGTGACGCCGTATACGCGGATCGTCCTGGAAGGCGCGGAAACTGTTACACGCGGCACCGTAGAACGCCATGCGCGGACGATGCGGCGCTTCCTGGAGCACGAGCCAGAGGTGGCACGGTGGTTAGCAGGTGCACGCGGGCCGCTATCACGTGACGCGAGGCTACGTACTGAGCGACCGCATCTGGGCGGTGAGCGAAAGTACCATCGCACGTATGGACGCGCTGCTGGCCGACGGGATCGCGCAGGGGCGCGCGGCGGTCGATATTGCCAAGGACCTGGAGCGGTTCCTGCTTCCGTCGCGGCGCGGCGTGCTAACCAGGTACCCGTATGGGACGAACGGAAGCTTCGACGCGCGACGGCTGGCGCGAAGCGAGATCACACGAGCGGCGGGTGTGTCGTCGTATGTGGCGGGGGTGACGAACCCGTATGTGGTGCGCGCGCGGTATCACCTGAGCGCGTCACACTCGCCGGACCGGTGCGATGGATCGTGCGACGAGCATTACGCCGAAGACCAGGCGAACGACGGATTCGCGCCGGACGAAGTGCCTGTGCCGATGGGTGACACGCACCCGCAGTGCATGTGCTACATCACGCACGAAACGGCGGATGTCGAGCAGGTGACGGCGCAATTGCGCGAGCAGATGACCGGCGGACTGGTGGTGACAGATCCACCGGTGACGCCGCTGGCCGAGGAATTGTTAATTGCCGCCCTGATGGGGTGGTTGATTGAGACAGTCGTGACCGGGGCGTTGCCCGTAAAAAACGAAGGAGCGAACTAAATGGCTGAGGATACACAGCCGAACCAGGGGCAGGGCGAGCCCGGACCTGAGCCGGAAAACAAGCCCGAGCCGAAACCCGAGCCGGACCCGGTGCCGTACACCCGCTTCAAGCAGGTGAACGAGCAGCTTCGCGCTGTACAGGCGAAGCTGTCGGAATACGAAAAGCGGGAGAAGGAACGCGAGGAGCAAGAGCTGCAGCAGCAGGGCGAGTACAAGAAGCTGTTGGATCAAACCAAGAGCGACCTGGAAACCACGCGCGCGGAAGCCCTGCGGCTGCGCGTCGCGATAAAGAAAGGCATTCCGGCAGAGTTGATCGACCGTTTGAAGGGCGACACGGAAGAGGATCTCGAGGCGGACGCCGACGCGTTGCTGGCGCTGGTGAAGCGCGAGAGCCCGGGAGTGCCGCCGCCGACGCGCGGCAGCGCGCCGGAAACGGTCGATCTCAGCAAGATGACCCCCCAAGAAATTCGGGATTGGTCAGAAAAACAAGGATGGGGGCGCGTATAGGCCTCCGGTCCGTGCGTGGCGTTGCACGTAAAACACGAATGCGGGCGTGACATCGTGTGAGCTACGAGAGGACAACAGATCATGGCTATTGATTCCATTGACCGTACAACCGCTGCCGTGGAGGCAATCCCAACGATTGTCGCGGCGCGGGCATTGGGTTCGCTGAAGGCGAACACGGTACTGACGCAGCTTGTGAACAAGAACTGGTCGAACGAGGTGGCCAGCTATGGCGCGACCGTCAACATCCCGGTGCCGGGGGCGCTGAGCGTGAACGACAAGACCGTGCAGACGGCGGTCACGCTGCAGAACACGGCGTTGACCAAGAAGCAGGTCACGCTGAACAAACACAAGGAAGTGTCGTTCCTAATCGAGGATACGGCGGAAGCGCTGAGCCGTCCCGAGCTGCTCGACATCTACATGGCCGAGGGTATCGCGCGCATGGCCGAGCAGATCGATGGTGATATCGCCGCGCTGTACTCCGGCCTGAGCCAGAGCATCGATGCGACGGCGGGGCTTGGCGAGGACGACTTTCGCGAGGCGCGCCGGCTGCTGAATGCCGCCAAGTCGCCGCTAGGGAACCGTTTCGCGGTGTTGCATGAAGACGCCGAGTACGAGTTCCTGGGCATCGAGAAGGCGATCCGCGAGGATTACTCCGGTGCACTGGGTGGCGCGGCAGCTGACGCCTGGGCCGGGCGTTTTATGGGCTTTGGCGTGTTCATGGACCAGAAGATCGCGACGGCGACCAGCGAGTGCAAGAACCTGTTCTTCCACCGCGACGCCTTTGTGATGGTCACCCGACCGCTCCCGCAGGCTCCGGCTAACCTGGGTGTGTACCAGGCGGTGATGGCCGAGGATGGCATCGGGCTGCGCGTCACGATGAGCTACAGCCACAACTATCTGGGCTGGCAGGTGACGATCGACGTGCTGTACGGCGTGGCCGAGCTGCGCGACGATCACGGCGTGGTGGTCCGCACGACCGAGTCGTAAGTTGACACCACAGGACGGGCGGGGATGGAATATCCCCGCCCCCTGGAAAGGAACAGGATAATGCCTTCCAAGTTTCAGAACAGCCGTGATTTGCGCCTGGACGCCAAGTTCACGATCGGCAACGAGGCGGCTAATGCGATTACGGTGGAAGTCCAGCTGGTTGACCGCGACAACGGGAACACGGTGGCTGAGGTGGTCCCGCTGGACTGGTATATCTCCAGCGACGCCAGCGGGACGGCGTTTTCGTCCGCGCCGAACAGCGGCGCGGCCATTGCCGGGGGCGGCAGCTCGGGGGCCTTGCAGGAATACACGGACAACGTGGCCGGCATGTTGCTCACGAACGCCAGCGGCGCGGCGGCCCTGACTTTGACGCACAGCGGCACGGGGACGTTTTACCTGGCGCTCAAGATGCCCGACGGCAAGGTGAGCGTAAGCGACGCGATCACGTTCGCGGCGTAGTGGAGGGTCGAATGACCGAAAAAACGACAGCGAAGAAACCGAAGCGCTACTTCATCGTGAATCCGGCAGGGTGCGTGCACGAGGTCGAACGCGCGCACGCCGAATGGCGACTGAAGATGGGTAGCGGCTGGCGCATGGCCGAGGAAGCGGAGATTTCCGCGTACCTGAACGCCCGCGTGCAGCGCGCGGATGAACCCATCGCCGCGCCGTTCGATCCGTAGGTTGAAGGGTAGCATTCATGGCGATCACGGATGCCCAGCGCGCGCGGTTGCGCCGGTTGATCGGCGACACCGGCAGCACGCAGGCCTTTACTGACGCTGAGCTGGACACCATCTTCAGTGATTCTGGCGATGACCTGGAAATCGCGGTAGTAGAGTGCTTCGACGTGCTGCTGGCCGACGCGGCCAAGCGCGTCACCTACCGACAGGGCCAAAGCATGCAGGACGACAACAAGTTGTTCGAGCATCTGTTGAAGCTACGCGACCAGTGGGCGGAGCGTGCCGGGGTCGGGAAGGGTGCGATCGAGACGGGCGTCCTGACCTATGCGTTCTATGACGAAGATGGCACGGACATTCCGCCAGACGACGATGACGACGACTACGGGTGGCTGCTCTGATGCCTGACTTCGATAACTGGCGCGGGTATACGCGCGCGCTGGATCGAGACGCGGCGCGCGCGGCGGCGGCCTGGGAGCGCATCCAGGACGAACCGACGACGATCATCGTGTATCGTAACGGGGCGGCGCAAGCGGCGCAGACGGTGCGTCTCGTGTGGCAACAGGCGCGCCCGGACGAGGGTGTGAGCGCGACCGGCAAGGCGGCGATCATGCAGCTGGTGATCCTGGGCGTAAGGGATCACCCGGATGCAAGCGTGAGCGACACCGACCTGGCGGGTGGTGACCGGTTTGTGTATGACGGCCAGCAGTACCGGGTCGTGGACGTGGTCACGTTGCCGGGCGAAGTGCAGGCCTACACGGAGCGCGTGACATGATAGCGCTGGACCTGATCAGCC